CCACCTACGACGCCACCAGTAGTCCCACCTACGACGCCACCAGTAGTCCCACCTACACCGACCGGTGATAGTTCGAGTTTAACAGTGACTGGGTTTTACGGGCCGTCTTTGACATCAAATATTCTGAATGTGTACCTGACACAGAATGCACCCATTCTACCTGGAATGACAATCACGGGTCTGACTGGGATTCAACGGCGAGTCGTCGTTCAGACGTATACACCCAATGTATATGGTGATGTCATTATCAACCCGGGTCCACCTGCAATTTCGTTTCCGTACGTGGCTCTGGTGACGGCGACTATTTTGGGTGCAGGGACGATTCCAGTCGCCCCGAGTTCACTGCTTCAGATTACATTTGGGTTTAAGAAAACCAGTGATCGTTCGACTGCTCGTGGGTTTCGAGGTCCTCTCGTAACGGGGAATGTTTTCAGTTTGTATATTATCGATAAATTTACTGGTCCGGTGCCCGATAATGATTGGAAAGTGATTGGTTTGAGCGACCCGTCGACGCTTCTTGTCGACGTGGCTGGAAACGTCACTGTTCTAGAAATCACGCCTGAAATGGGTACGTCGAATACGTTGGTAGGAACCGTAACAAAACCGTACAAGTATATGTACAAATTAAACGTCACTGTCGACCAAGAACAAGTATTACCGGTTCCGGGAACAATCGTCCCATTGACATTCCTTCGACCAAACGCGCAAATACAGAGCGAATACTATTCTTTATACGACCCGAAATTATTCGATGCAAGTGACATAAAGGGGCAGACGGCACATCTGCGCGACCTCGATTCGAATGTGTGGACTGATGCTCCGGCGCCCCGTGAAGCTTACATCGAAATGAGCGGCCGTGGTTTCGGAACAGGTGCGCTCACCGCGCTTGCAGCTATCGGTGCACAAGAAAAATACATGTACGGCGGAGAATCTCTGTGGATACCTCAAATAAAACAACACACACCATTCGTCCAGACTCAGAGACTTTTAAACCCAATTGAAACAACGAGCGGATTTCTTGATTCATCGACGAGTTATTCGGTGAATCTGTATCCACGAGAGTCTGGAGATTTACTCTCGAATATGTACCTGTCCGTTTCGCTTCCTGCACTTCCCGCGGGATACTTTTATTCTGAGTTGACCGGTCGAGCCATCTTTAAAAAGGTGGAGTTTATGATCGACGGTCGTGTCATCGAATCAATCACAGACGACTGGTATGTCATCCGTGATCAGGTTTTCTTGGACGCGGATGAAAAACTTGCCATGTATCAGGCTATAAGCAGAGGACAAGCCGAGTCTAATGTCGTTCCGGCGACGACCCAGCTAGACATGTTGATTCCCCTCGACTTTTTCTTTTGCAGACGACAGAGTCATTCTAAAAAAGGAAGGGAACGTCTCGAAAAGCCATTTTTCCCGCTGTGTGCCATTCTACACCAAGTCGTGACTATTCGTTTCACATTCCATGATGTGTCCTGGATCACGAATGCACCAACGGATGTCAATGGGAACCGCATCGACCTCATCAACCCGAGGATACTCCTCGAGGAAATCACGCTGACACCAGAAGAAAGAATGTACTATCAATCGAAACCGCTCAAGTACAGCATCAGTCGTATCTGGGCAGAAGCTGGACAGCCGTACAATAACGGAAAGGTAGTTGTAAACTTTACATCCAAGTACCCGGTGAGTATGCTTACGTGGTTTGTCAGAAACAAGTTGTACGAGTCACCCGATCCTGATTTTTACACGTCGAGGTATCAATACGGGTACAGCACAGATTTCTTGGAGGCTGCTGTACCTGTAGAGTTTTTTAATGGTGTTAACATCAACTTCCTCGATGCAATCAAAGAAGCAACAATCTATCTGAACAATCAAAATATTCTTTCAAACTTTCCAGGTGCATTGTATTACAGTTACAAACAGCCCATGGATCACGGGTTGTCAGTCCCGACGAAGAATATTTACATGTACTGTTTTGCAGAGTATCCACGTGAATACAATCAAGATGGGAGTGTTGATTTTTCAAAGTTGAATACAAATACATCGCATCTGGATCTCGTGTTCGATTCTATACTCGCACCACAGATTACACAGGCGTACACTGTATACATGTACTACTATGGGTATGTAGACCTCGAAATTAAGAACGGAGGTGCATTTATTGTACAAGACTTATCGTGATATACCCTGACCCTGTGTTGAGTCCGAGATCTTGGACGTTTGTTACCTGTTCTGACGCATAGCACGTCGCACCCTGTAAACCATTTCCAGGGCTTCCTGTGTAGCCGCCCGCACCCGCTACACCGAAAGCCACGCTGTAAATCGTCGCACCCGTCAAGTCAAACGGACCAACTATGCCTGGTATTTCCGGTGGTAAATCTGGACGTGGTGATATTACAAGAACCGTAGTGAGTCCACCAAGACTAATAATTACATTTGGTCCATTAAAATCACCCTCGGCCGACACAACACCTGAAATGTACACTTCGTACCCTTCAGGAAGTCCGTTAATGGCTTCAGTCTGCACGGCATAAATGTTAGAACCCGGCCTGAGAAGATACGGACCCAGATTGGAAATACTGATGATGTTGGACACGATATTCAAGGGGCATTGACCTCCACCGAAACCACCTTCAGCGACGGGTGCTGTCGGTGGTGGTGGAATTCCTGGTTGCGGATTATAACTTCCACCATAAATATATTGGTTGCCATAACCTTCTGTTGTAATCGCCTTGGGCAAGAAAAATGGGAACGTACGATCTGTATACTGCCCATTTGTAAAATACCCTGCACCAGCGCCACCGAGCCCAACGCCGCCACCCTGGCCATCACCATACGGCTGAAACACACCATCTTGAGGCGTCGCAGGTACTGTCGTTCCTGCATTCGGGTAATTAATAGACCCTGCGACTGACGTTGCAAATTGAAACGCAACGTTACTCACAACATTAATCTGGTATGAACCGTCGAATATTGTTCCACCTGTGATTGTCACGTAAAGACCAGTCGAGAGCTGATGAGGTATCGGCGTGGTCACCTGAGCTCCAGCTCCAGCTCCATAGATGTTTGCGTTTGTAACAGGTCCACGGGGACAGAAAGACCCGCCATCTCCACCGGCGCCTACGATGATAGGTACATTTGCATCCGTGCTTACGGAAGAGCATCCACCAGCTCCGACTGTTACGTTATCTATGACTAAACCAGGGACGTGAATTTGTCCGACGATAAGTTTGAGAACTTGTCCCTCATAGAACGCCGTATTTCCCTGTATGATGCGTCCACTGGCCTCGCCCATTGCGCCGGCAGCAGTCACCTGATATATACCGTTCGCAGGCGCTGTCCAATACTGGGAACCTTTCACGATGTACCATTGCGACGGAGAAGTCCATGGGACTGTCCCCGGATACGTGTTCGAAGTTGGTCCGAAACGACCTGTGCTTCCGAGTGACGTGAATGTGAATGTCGTAAACTGATACAGCCCTGGGTACGAGTTGTTCTGAATCTTTTCAGCTGTGATGACAGTATCTTGACCTCCTTCACGGACATCAACGTTCAATGCCCTCAAGTCTCCATCCTTGACTGAAATGACGTTGTATCCGAGAGCGTAAATCCGAAGAGACCGTGAGTACTGGCAAGGCGTCAATGAAAGCGTATGAAGTTGACGAGTCACAAGACTCATATTGATTTCACCCGTCGCATCTTCATGTTCGGGGTCGATCGCAAAAGAGTACATGTAAAAAGAGTGGTCTGGTGTCCGTGTGTGGTATTCGAGTGGCTGAACGATTCGAAGATACAACGGAGTTCCAAATTCACTTTTGATGACATCCGACCCGTTGAGTGTCAACCGCAACGTTTTTAACTGATCATCGCCGGCATTCTGGTAATTGTACGCGGATGTGTTATCGGTCTGGATGACCCAGAAAAGTTCCTTGACACTGTGAACAAAATCCGTCAGGACTGAAACAGATGTTTCACCCGCAGACACTGTGAATATCATGCGCTGCCACGTCTTGGCGAGGTAATTCATCGGCGTTTTTTTCATGTAGTCACGTTCTGCTTTGGTCACGTAGACATAATCAACAAACAGGTTCACCTGAATCGGAAGCGTCCAGTTCAAAACTGTAAATTCATTTGCCGGTTTAAATTTTACACGAAACACAGGTGGCTTTTTCAGTGCGCATAATGGGAGATTCACTGAAAACGGAATTGGAATATAGTATGACTCAAGACTGTCTGTGATTCCTTTTCCGACGAGCGTCGTGAGAGCACTTTGTTTGGACTGTGTCACCGTAATGTCATTCCATATTTCGAGTGACTCTCCATAGTGACGTTCTATGAGTTGATTTTCATACAAAAGTTCTACATAATCGATCATGTACGTTCCTACTGAATTCTGAACAGGCGCCTTTTCAGGCCAATCAACGCGAAGGTACATTTTCCCGATTGCGACATCTCCCGCCTTTGCAATCCAAATGGTGACATCATCACCAAAGTGCACATCCTTTGGAAACTGCAGACGCGTCAGCTGGTGCGCAAACTGTGCTGGTACCATTCTCTACTCAAACTTTAGGAATTAAATAAGAGACCACCGACGCCACCTTGGATTTTGAGGATGTTGTAAGAACGTGCCCACACCGTAGCGCTTGTATTTGAGAAGGTTTGTTCGTTGATTCTCGAAAAGTTTACAGTTCCATTTGGTATCGGGTTTTCGGGATCCATTTCAAAACTGTACATGGAAAAGTTGCGAGTCGGCATGGTGGTGTGATTTTCGAACGGCTGAATGGTGTTGTAAAAGATGTAGCTCCCAGAGTCTCGTGAAACAATCTCTTCTCCGTGCGTGAGCGCCAACGCCGTCTGGTCGGCGATGGACGAGTACTGGAACACGTCGGTCGTGTCATGTGTCGTCCCTGTGAACCAAAGTTCCTTCACGGGGCCCTTGAACTGCATCTCGAGTGGACTATTTGACTTTGCCACCTGAACGATTCCAATGAGTTGATTTTCTTGTGGAGGTGTGTCGTGTTTCTCGAAATCGACGAGGAGAGTTGCCGTCAAATTCGGCGTCTGTGTGTACTGGTCATACCTGATGATATCTTTGGCTTGCGCGTTTCCGTATTCGCCGGTGTCATTCGTGTACATGTACACGTATCGTGAACCGTTTATGAAAATCTTTGGAATGTACCGGCCAGCCAAGTACGGTGATGCGAATTTAAACTGTGTCGTATTTGGAACTTCTGTAACAACCTGTGGGCCGTTCAGGAATGCTGGTTCGACACCTGTAAGAGTGATAATGTCACCTACAGACAAAAGATGATCCTTGAGAACAATATCTTGGATGGTCACTTCAATGCTTGTTCCGTCACCGATGATTGATTTGTTGAGGATTGTCGTGATTGTGGCACCCGCAGAACCTAATCCATCGGTCACGATGCCAGCAGCCGACGCGAATGCGTACGTGGTTGAATTCTGAACCTTGATTGCAATAGGTGCAGGTGTATCAAAGTGTACACTTCCCTGAATCAATACAAACATACCATCTGTGAGACCATGTGGGGCCAGAGTCGTACAAACTGCGCCTGCTGCAGCACCCACGATAGAATAGTTGATGATAGGTGACAATGGTGTTTTGAGAGAGACCCCAGCCGTGCTTGCATACGTATTGCTACTGAAATCAAACGGTATAGGACTTTCACCAGTCGCTGATGAATAATACTCGTAGGAGCCTGGGTTACTCAGTCCGTTGGCGACATTTACGCGTATGACACACGCCTGCCCAGACAAGTAAACATCAGATGCGATGCATCCAGCTGACATATACATGTACTTTCCGGTACTCGTAAGATTTATGAGTGGCATTTCCGTACCAGTCACGTTCCATGTCGTTCCGAACGACGACCACGGCAGAAGATTCTCTGTGAGCGTGTCAATTACAAGATATGAAGTCAAGTCTGAATACGACTTGAGAACATTATATTGTATAATCTTGTAGCCGTCTGCGATAAAATAGATAGATTGACCTATACATATACCAGACGATATGAAATCGACTCCCAAGAGAGTATAATCGAACGATTGCCATGAATCAGGGTCCATAAAATCTCCGTTGATGTTGTAAATGTAAATTATGCTACTCGTATTTTCTTTTGGAAGGACGTATATTGATGTACCAGTGAAAAGAGTGTCAAGTATTGTATAATCGTAATTATCGGATGTTACATTTGAAGTAAAATCAATGGAAAGATAAGCATTCGAATTATCATACAAATTCTTTGAATGGTCATATCGAACGAAATATGTCGTTGGTCTATCAGACATGACTGCGTAATAGACGTAGACGCCGTCTGTCACGAGACCATTCGGTGGATTATTTTTAAAAGCTATTTGTTTCACAGAAACACCCGCATTTGGATAAATTACAACATTTGGAGGAAATAAATCAGTTGTTGCGAAAAAGGTATACTGGGTTGGAGACGTGATAAACAAAACTGATATGATACCATCATATCCAGTTGACCCGGTAATTTGAATTTGATCACCAGCACTGTAATAATGAGGCGTCTGTGTCGTCACTTGCACACCCGTACTGAATTGAGTGATGAGCGTGTTGGTCAGTACAACTGTTCCTTTTGTTATCGTGTCACCTGGATTTGATGCAACACCGGCATTAGTAGTCAAAAAATCAAATGACGTTGAAGTGATAACATTCGCAGTATACGAGCCGTTAAAGGTTGATGGTGACGCGTTTTTAACAGTGACTGTATCGCCCGTTCGTATATAATGAGGTGTTGCCGTTTGTATAAATCCACCAACACCGTCTGCTGCAAAGTAGATGTTCGTGATGGTTGATATGGGAAGGGTTGGTAAAAAGTCGTTTCCCGTGAACCCTGAAATATCACCATCGACGAGATCGGGAATGTTTCCTCGAAGTAAAAAGTTATTGTATGCCTGGGCGTACAGTGTCCGACCGAGTGTCGTAAAATCTGTAAAGAATGATTCGCCAATGGCGTATAAATATGACGACACAACTGAATATGAATTTGAATCATCTATAGGTTTTGTACTGTTGTAAATGACGACGGACCCCGCCTTTGTTCTGAATGCTATATACTCTTCGAATGAAAGTGTTGCGATTGTGTTTATGAGTTCACCGCTGAGAGCCGGAATACCATCGGTTGCGTCAAACGTCGTGTATGACAGAGGATCGAAAAAATCCACACCGGGGTTGATTGTAGTTGACAAATTGGTTAAAATTTCAAAATCAACCTGAATTTCCATATTCTGATACGTCAAATGTGGAATTGAGTTAAACCCCAGAGGAATTTTCACATAGTAGGTACGAGGCTGACTCGCCTGCGTCGTGACGTATTTTCCGCACCAAAGTTTGTAAATACCCTGGTTTTCGTATGATGTATTCAGGTCGTAGTAGAGTTCAATGTACTCGCCAGAAAATTCGTTGATGGTTTGTTTACCCACCATGATTCTCAAACTTTTGATGAGTTTGTTGGCGAC